TTGGTATGATAATAGGAGATGAAGCACATTTATTTAAAGCTGTGTCGTTAACTAAATTAATGACTAAACTAGAAAAATGTAAATACAGAATTGGTCTTACTGGTACTTTAGATGGTACTAAAACACACAAACTTGTACTAGAAGGTTTGTTTGGTACGGTTAACAAAGTTGTATCTACAAGTGAATTGCAACAAAAGAAACAACTTGCGGATTTAAAAATTATGTGTTTAGTATTACAACACGATCAGATAGCTCGTCAATTTTTAAAAGAAAAATCGTATCAGGAAGAAATGGATTATTTGGTTTCTAATGAAAAAAGGAATAAATATATAAGGAATCTATGTCTTTCGTTACAAGGCAATTCTTTATGTTTATTTCAGTACGTTGAAAAGCACGGTGAGATTCTTAAAGAGTTAATCGAAGATAAAGCACAAAACAGAAAAGTGTTTTATGTACACGGAGGTGTAGATGCTGATGTTAGAGAAGATATTAGAGCTATTACGGAGAAGTCCGATAACGCTATCATTATTGCTAGTTATGGTGTCTTTTCCACTGGGATTAATATTAGGAATCTTCACAACATTATTTTCGCTTCCCCTAGCAAATCTCGTATTAGAAATTTACAATCTATTGGTCGTGGCCTTAGGTTAAAGGATAACAATTCATCTGCAACTTTATATGATATTGCTGATGATATATCATACAACGATAAGACGAACTATACATTACAACACTTTAAAGAAAGAATAAATATATACAATGAAGAAGATTTTAATTATGAAATCCATAACGTGGAGTTAACCAATGGCAAGACAAGAAGTTAATATTATAAAGATTATTAAACTAGTCAATGGTGATGACATAGTTTGTATTTTACCTAAAGAACAATTGGCAGAGAAATCTCCATTATTAAGAGTATCAAAACCTTTACAAGTAAAATATGTTCCTCAACTTACTCCACAAGGTATAAAAGATTATGTGGCTTTAATAAAGTGGACAGGTTATTCTAAAGATCAGATTGTAACTATTGCAAAAGATAAGATTATGACTATTACAAATGCCACCGACTCAATGACAAAGAGCTACCACCATATTGTAAAAGATTATGATAAAGAAAATCTTAAATCGCTTGATAATTCAAAGTATCAAAAAGAACAATTAAGCGATGATACGAATAAAGAAATAAACGAGATATTTGACGAGTATGAAGATGAGGAGTTTGATGGAACTTATAAAAAGATTCTACACTAACTTATAGTATCCTCTATTAACGCTCAACACGCTTAGTATATAATAATTTTGGTAAAAAGTCAATACTGATTTGAAGGTACAATGAATAAAAGTGAATGGACAGTAAAGGTTACTTATAATAGTGATAATTGGAAAAAATATTGTGAACTTACTTATACATACAAAGGCACTCCTAAAACACTCGAAAAAAGAATTTGGAAACACTATAATGAAAAGTATGAAAACTATGGTAAAGCAGAAGCTGTAGTAGTAGAATTAATTACAGAATAATTAGCTAAAAACATTGACAATTTAATGAAAGTATAGTATATTAACATCATGGCAGCAAAAAAAGAACATTACGTAAATAACAAAGATTTTTTAGAGGCAATGACAGCCTACAAAAAAGAAGTAGATAAAGCGAAAAGACAAAAAAAAGATAAACCACTAGTATCAGATTATATTGGTAGTTGTTTTTTAAAGATAGCGAATCACTTATCGTATAGACCTAATTTTATTAACTATACATTTAGAGATGATATGATTAGTGATGGTATCGAAAACTGTTTACAATATTTGGATAACTTTAATCCAGAGAAATCAAACAATCCTTTTGCTTACTTTACACAAATAATTTATTACGCCTTTATTAGAAGAATTCAAAAAGAAAAGAAACAAACTACAATCAAACATAAGTTAATTATGGATAATAACTATGATGATGTAGCACTTCAACCAGGCGATGATGGAGAGTTTAAAAACCAGTTTAGAGAATTTTTACAAAAGAATATAAAGATGGAAGAACCTGTAAAAAAAGAAAAGCCTAAAGCTAAAAAGAAAAAGAAAGCTAAAGCTACCCTAAACTTCTTTGTTTAATTATGAAAATAGCGTTATTAAATGATACGCACTTTGGTGCGAGGAACGATAGTCCAGCATTTTTGGATTACTTTATGCGTTTCTATAATGAAATATTTTTTCCCTATCTAAAAGAACATAACATAAAAACATTTGTTCATTTAGGTGATGTGGTTGATAGAAGAAAATTTATTAACTTTAAAACAGCACACACCTTTAGACAAAAGTTTATGAAAAGATTATGGGAAGAAGGTATTGATACTCATATCATACTAGGTAACCACGATACTTATTATAAGAATACAAATGAAGTAAATGCAATCACAGAATTGTGTACGACCTATGATGGTAAACATGAACCTTGGATATATGATAAAGCGAAGACAGTTAATCTAGGTGGTTTAGATATATTGTTTATACCTTGGATATGTGATGAAAACCATGAACACTCTATAAAAGAAATAGAAAATACTAAAGCACAAGTGGCGATGGGTCATTTAGAAGTTAAAGGATTTGAAATGCACAATGGTGCTTTCAATAATCAAGGTTTAGACAAATCAATATTTAAAAGATTTGAAAAAGTTATATCAGGTCACTTTCATAAAAAATCTGATGATGGTCAAATATATTATTGTGGCGCTCAATATGAAATTACATGGTCAGATTATAAATGTCCAAAAGGGTTTCATATCTTTGATACAGAAACAAGAGAACTAACAAGAGTACCTAATCCAATTAGAATACATAAGAAACTTATTTACAATGATAAAGAAGAAGACTATTCAAAAAAGAATTTAGAACAATTTAATAACACCTTTGTAAAAGTATTTGTAACAAATAAAACAAACGAAGAAATGTTTAACAATCTAATTGATAGATTACATAACACAATAGATACACACGAAGTTAATATTATAGAAGATTTAACTAGTGATATTACAGCATCTGTTAAAGAAAACATATTAGAGCAAGGTGAAGATACACTTACATTTTTAGGTAACTATGTAGAACAAGTAGATACCGATTTAGATAAAAACAAATTAAAAAAAGTAGTTAAAGAGTTATTTACAGAAGCAATTGAAAAATGATTTTATTTAAAAAGATTAAGTGGAAGAACTTTCTTTCTACTGGTAATACCCCTGTTGAGATAGATTTAAGAAAATCACAATTGACATTGATGATTGGTGCTAATGGCTCTGGTAAATCAACAATGTTAGACGCATTATGTTTTGCTCTATTTAATAGACCATTTAGACAAATTAAAAAAGAACAAATAGTTAATACAATTAACAATGGTGATACAGTTATTGAGTTAGAGTTTCAAGTTGGTACAAAAATGTATAAAATTATAAGAGGTATCAAACCAACTATCTTTGAAATATACTGTGATGGCGTACTACAAAACCAAGATGCGTCAAGTATAGATTATCAAAATGTTTTAGAAGATCAAATACTAAGATTAAATTATAGAGCATTTAAACAAATCGCTGTATTAGGTTCTTCTTCTTATCAACCATTTATGCAAATGCGACCAAGACATAGACGAGAGGTTGTAGAAGAAATATTAGATATAAGAGTTTTATCTCATATGGACGTGTTAACTAGAAATCAACAAACAGCATTAGGTAAAAAAATTGTTGAGGCTAGACACCAATGTGACTTAATCGAATCAAAGTATGAATTAGAAACAAGACATTTTGAAGAACTAAAAAATAGAAGTACAGGCGATATTGATATAAAGAGAAATAAGTTACAACAAAATGATGATGCCAAAGAACAGTATTTAAGAAAGATACAAAAATTAGATACTGACTATAAACAATTAGAAGAAGGTATAAAAGAAAAAGATAAGATTGAAACTAAAAGAAAACAACTAGAGAAATTAGAAACAAAGATAGAACAAAACCTAAATACACATGAAAAGAATTTAAAGTTTTTTGAAGAAAATGATAACTGTCCAACTTGTACTCAAAAAATACAAGATGACTTTAGAGATGATAAGATTAACTTTGAAAAAACTAAACTTACTACTTTAAATGCTGGTATGAAAGACCTAGTTAAAGAACTGTCAAATGTAGAAGGTAAGATAACAGATTTAAATAATATATCAAATAAGATGTATGATATTAATATAGAGATGTCAAAACTAAACACATCAATAGATGAGATTAAAAAATTTAGTGACAGTTTACACAATGAGATTATATTACTAGAAGGTAAAGAAGAAGATGGTAAAGATGTAGAAAATCAATTGTTAGAACTAAAAAAACAATTAGAAGAAACTAAAACAGAGTTAAATAATATATCTGAAGAAAAGAAATATATTGATGTAATAAGAGAAATACTGTCTGACAAAGGCGCTAAGGCAAAGATTATTAAAAAGTATCTACCTATTATGAATACACTTATAAATCAATATCTACAATCTATGGACTTCTTTGTTAACTTTCATTTAGACGAGGAGTTTAATGAAACTGTTAAAAGTCGTCACAGAGATGTATTTGACTATAATAGTTTTAGTGAAGGTGAAAAAATGAGAATAGATTTAGCGTTAGTCTTTACTTGGCGATCTATCGCTAAAATGAAAAACAGCGCCAATACAAATTTAATGGTCCTTGATGAAATCTTTGATAGTAGTTTAGATGGTCAAGGCACAGATGACTTTTTTAAGATAGTTAGAAAAATGGAAAAAGAAAACATTTTTATTATATCACACAAAGGCGATATACTTTTTGATAAGTTTACAAATATAATCAAGTTTGAAAAAGAACACAACTTTACGAGGTTACAATATGTCTAAAGAACTAAAATTAATACCACCATCGGATCCAAGAGTACAAACAGCAATCGCACCTTTTAATGATGATATGTTAAAAGAAGAAGGTTTTAAAGATAGAAAAGAACTAACAGAATCTATGTTTAAGACAATGAAAAAATATGGTGGTATCGGTATGACTTGTAATCAAGTTGGACTACCTTTTAATATGTTTGTTCTTGGCGATCATTTACAATTAGAAAATGGTCTAAAGATGGCGTGTTTTAATCCTATGATTATATCAAGTAGTGAAGAAACTACTGTTATGAAAGAAGGTTGTTTAACTTTTCCATTTGTATTTTTATCAATTACAAGACCTCGTAAAGTAGTTGTAAAATATGAAGATGAAAACGGTGATTTACAAGAAGGTCATTTAGATGGTATGTTTAGTCGTATTTTTCAACACGAATATGACCATGTGATGGGTTTAAACTTTACAGATAAAGCATCAAAATTCAAGTTAAAGAGAGCCTATGATAAAGCTGAAAAGATGATGGATATAATGAAGAAGGACCCAAATGCCAAAGTCGTTGAAAAAATCTAAAACTTTTATACACGTGAATCAACACGTGATTCGGAGTAATAAGAAACACGGAAAAAATGATCCTGTTATTACTATTAAACAAGGTAGTAAAAATACATATTGCCATGAAGTAGAAATACTAGGACCAAGTAAAATTACATATGGAGGTAATGATAAACCTCTTTTAAATTGTGGTGCTAGAGTTGTTATTGAAACAGAAAGCAACATTGACATTATAAAATAAACCTGATATTATTACACTATGTTTAAACCATATTATTTGAAAGACGTTATTGATAACTCTAATAAAGAACTCTTTACTGTCATCTCTACATTTGCTGGTGGTGGTGGTTCTTCTACTGGTTATAGACTAGCGGGTGGTAAGATATTATGTGTAAATGAATTTGTCGAATCGGCACAAGAAACATACAAATCAAATTATCCAAACACACCAGTATTACCACAAGATATAAAACAATTAAAAGGCGAAGACTTTTTAAAAGCAGCTGGTATTCAAAAAGGTGAATTAGATATATTAGACGGATCGCCACCTTGTTCAGCGTTTAGTGTCGCTGGTAAAAGAGAAAAAGGTTGGGATCAAACCAAGACTTATTCAGATGGTAAACAAGTAGAAAACATAGAAGACTTATTTTTTGAGTTTACAAGAATTACAAGTGAGATCATGCCTAAAGTAGTAATTGGTGAAAACGTTGCTGGTATTACTATGGGTGAAGCCAAAGAATACTTTAATAGAATAGTCAACGAGTTTGGTAAAATAGGATATGAAGCAGTAGGTAAAGTATTAAACGCCGCTGATTATGGAACACCACAAGGAAGACAAAGATGTTTCTTTATTGCAGTAAGAAACGATATAATGGATCAGGCAGGGTTAAACTTTATGACAATGGAAAATGAAGTATATCCACAACCATACGAAGATAAAATATCACTAAAACAAGCTATTGAAGATGTACAAAATGACGAAGAACAAGAAAAAGAATTATACGATTATGTACAAGGTGGCTTTCAAAAGAAGTGGGTAGAGATATTACCTTTCAATCCTAAGAAGCATGTTAAACCTAGTGAAAATGAAATACGTATTATACCTAAAGATAAATGGGAAGAATATAAAGAGATGGGTTTCCAAGAGAAAAATGCGAAGCCAGTAGTATCAAATGCGAATACTACAATAGATCAATTAATGAAAACAGATGTAAAACACTACGAATGGGATACTGATAAAGAATACTACTTTGTAGATATAAACTATAAGAAATCTATGTTTAATATGATAAGACCCGCAGAAAACTTACCTTGTCCAACACTAACACAAAGAGGACAACAAATGAGTGTATCAGGTGTATTTCATTATAGTAAAAATCGTAAGTTTACTATCAAAGAGTTAATTAGAATCATGGGTTTACCAGATGATTATAAGTTACAAGGTAAATTCGATCAACAAGCTGAACGAATCGGAAGAATGGTTGCACCCCTAATGATGAAGAATCTAGCGTCAAATATATACGAAAAAGTGTTAAAAAGAACAAAGTAAGAACATTATACCTCAAAAAGACTAGTAAAATCAACGCAATTATAAGGGTTGACAATTTGATTGCGACCTGATAGATTAGCTAGTATGGATACACAAACAATCAATTTAGACACAAAGTCGATTCTCGCAAAGTTAATCGCTACCGAGAATATTCAAGTACAACATAACAAAGTTAAAACCGCTTCGTTTGATACGAAACATAGAGTTTTAACATTACCAGTTTTCAAAAATCAAAAAGGTGATGTTTACGATATGTTAATCGCACACGAATGCGCTCACGCTTTACATACTCCAACAGATGGTTGGGCAAAGATAGAAGATGACTCTTTAAGATCATATGTAAATGTATTAGAAGATTGTAGAATAGATAGAATTATACAAAAACAATATCCAGGTGTTATTAAAAATTATTTAAATGGTTTTGATATACTAGAAAAACAAAACTTCTTTGGTACTCAAGGTAAAGACCTTAACAAAGAATTAATGTTGATTGATAAAATCAACTTGTTTTATAAGTCTTCAAAAAGATTACCGATTTCTTTCTCCTCTGTTGATAATAAATGGTTAAGTAAGGTTGACGCATTGAAAACTTTTGATGATGTTGTTGACCTTGCTAAACAATTATTGAATTGGCAACAAAAAGAAGTAGAGAAGTTAAAAAAATTACCTGATTTTGATACACACGCAATCGCTGATAATTACAATCTTAATGATGATGAGAGCGAAGACGAATCAAATGGTGAAGAGTCTAGTGAGAATGGTCAAGGTCAAGAAGCTGAAGACAATGGCGAAGATAAAAAAGATAGTGAAGAACAGACTGCTGTAAATTCTGAAGCAAAAGAAGGTGGTGGTAAAGGTGTTGCGCCAGGTGTTTTAGTTTCAATTACTAATGAGAATATGGAATCTAAAATGTCAAGTTTACATGACCAAGATAAAAGTTATTCATATTTTACTTTACCAAAAGTTAAATTAAATGACATGATAGTTTCTAATGATAAGTTTTTAAATAATATGAGAAAGCATATATTAGATTGTACTAAAAAATATCCAAGTGATTTGATATATTACAATTGGTTAAAAGGTGCTTATAAAGATTTTAAAAATGAGAATAAGAAAACAGTAATGTATCTTGTTAAAGAGTTTGAAATGAAAAAAGCGGCGACTGCTTATAAGAGATCAAGTACAGATAAGACAGGTACTATTGACCCTCTAAAATTAAAAGATTACAAATTTAGTGATGATATATTTAAAAGATTAACTATATTACCTGACGCTAAAAATCACGGTATGATGATGTTACTAGATTGGTCAGGTTCAATGTGTGATAGTATTAAACAGACTACAGAACAACTAATGAATTTAGTTTGGTTTTGTCAAAAGGTTAATATACCTTATGAAGTTTATTTCTTCACAAGTGAGATTGGCGTATCAGGTTGGAATACTGATAGAAGTAAACAAGGTGATGAAGTTTTTGATTACAAATATGGTGACGCTATTATGGACAAATGTCATTTAGTTTGTATCGCTAATAACAGAATGAAGAAAACTAAACTAGATGAGTCGTTAATGTATGTTTGGAGTATGGCATTAAGTTATGATGGAAGATATTCTAGTGGTTTTAATAGACAATGGGAAGGCGATAATTTTAATTGTCCTCCAGAGTATTACTTAGGTTCTACTCCATTAAATCAAGCAATAGTTGCGTTGAATGAAATGATACCTATATTTAAAAACAAAAACAAGATTGAAAAAATGTCCGTGATTACTCTTACAGACGGCGGCGCTAATTGGTGTTTCGGGTCTACTATGGGCGATGATGGCAAGACAAATATTGAACATGGTGCTACGCCAGTTATTAAGATTGGTAAAAAATCTTATATGAATAATCCTAAAAGTAATCATTTTTATAGAAGTGGCGAATACACAGGTCTACTATTAGATATTTTAAGACAAAGACATAGTGTTTCAACTATCGGGTTCTTTGTTACTAAAAAATTAAGAACATGGGATATGGATTCTTACATTGGTGATTATAAAGACTACCAAGATAAAGAATTAAAAAGAGCCAAGATAAAATCGTCAATGACTAAAAATAGATTTGCTCAGGTACCACAAGTAGGTTACAGTAAATACTTTTTATTGAATGGTAAAAAAATGGCTGTTGAGAATACAAATTTAAATTCTATTAATGATAGTATGAAATCAGCTGGTATCGCTAAAGTATTTAAAAAGTCAATGAAAGGGCGAATCACTAGTAGAATATTGTTAAATCAATTTATTCAGGAGGTTGCGTAATGAATAAGATAGATATATCAACGCAATTTAATGGGTTGACAATTCAAAATAAACCTGATATTATATATTAATAACTATGAAAAAAAAGGAGTACAACACTATGATAGACTTAAACACTAGTCAAAAAGAACAAGTATCCGTTTTGTATAAACACTACAAGTCAGATACTCTTACTAGAGCTGAGATCAATGCTTTGGTATCAAAAAAGAAATTAAAAAACCCATCGTGGTTGAAGACAGATAAGTACAAAGTTGATAGAGGTACTTACAAGTTACCACTTGAAGGTAAACCTACTGAGAATGAAAAACTTATGGAGGCGCCTGTTGAAGCTACGAAGACAGAAGCTGCTTATGTTGTTTCAAGTTTAGTCGGTGATATTGTTCCAAAAAAAGACCCAATCTTTGTAAGTTTTGGTAACTATCCAGATGTAAAACAAATTGTTAAATCAAATAAATTCTATCCTGTGTTTATTACAGGTCTTTCAGGTAATGGTAAAACTATGGGTGTTACCCAAGCGTGTGCCGAGTTGAAAAAAGAATTGATCAGAGTTAATATTACTATTGAGACAGATGAAGATGATCTACTTGGTGGTTATAGATTAAAAGATGGCCAGACTGTATGGCAGAATGGTCCTGTAATTGAAGCGATGGAAAGAGGCGCTGTTCTTTTACTTGATGAGGTTGACTTGGCAAGTAATAAGATTATGTGTTTACAACCGATCCTTGAAGGTTCAGGTGTCTTTGTTAAAAAGATTAACAAATTCGTTAAACCAAAAGATGGCTTTAATGTTATCGCTACTGCGAATACAAAGGGTCAAGGTTCCGAAGACGGAAAGTTTATCGGTACTAATGTTTTGAATGAGGCGTTTTTGGAAAGATTTCCAATTACATTTGAGCAATCATATCCTACTTCAAAGATTGAAAAAAAGATACTAACCAACACTTTAAAAGCCGCTGGTAAGACAGATGCTGATTTTATTGACAAGTTGACTACTTGGGCTGATGTAATCAGAAAAACATATTTTGATGGTGGTGTTGATGAGATTATCTCAACTAGAAGACTAGTACATATCACACAAGCGTTTGCTATCTTTGATAACAAAATGAAAGCAATACAAATGTGTACTAATAGATTTGATGATGATACAAAGAATTCGTTTGTAGAATTGTACACGAAGGTTGACGCTGGCGCCAATGCTGAAAGCATTATGGAAGACCAGAGAAATGCCGACATCAATTCACAAGTCGAAGACAATGATAGTGAGTCGGATAAAGATGAGGATTCATCTGGATACTAAATCTATCAATCATAGTGTAGTCCTAGAGGGCGCTGTAGTGGGCGCCCTCGTTTTAGGGTTTACCTGTGACAATACAGACCATTTACTTTTAACCAATTTTACTGTATTATAATAGTATGAATCATTTAGAAAAATTACTGTGGAATAATCATAGAAAAATTTTTACCAGGGAAAAAGTAATTCCTAAAATAAAATTAAAAGACCATCCTGACGGTGACAAAAAAATAGTATTATTAAAACATATAAAACCCAATCCTCAAAATGGTGAATTATATCCTGAAGAAGAAATTAAAGAATCTGCTAAAGATTTAGCTTATGGTATAGATCGTACAGGTACGCAAGATCAATGTATGAAAAAAAGAATGAAAGAAGGACTTATAGTTAATCACGAGCCTATAAAAATATGTCCTATAACAGGTGTAATATTTTCAGGTCATACTAGGTATTATGCGGCTTTGATGTTAGGTGCTGAATATATTTATGTAGTATTTGCTGATGAAGTCTATTCAGACGATATACCAGAAGATGATATGACAAAAATTTTACAACATTATAATTATTATAAAAGATCAGAGTTTTCATTTAAACAACAGGTATTTAAAACAAAAAATGAAATTAGACTAATAGAAAAAAAATATAATTTAACACCAGGTATTTTAATACTTGTAGGAAATAGTTACTACTTTAACAAATACTATAAAGAGAGAATGACATTTTTACAAAATGTTTTCTTAAATAAAAAAGCAAAAGATTTAAGATATATAAAAAATATTATTAAAATTATTCAAAGTGGCGATTGTGACAGAATAGTAAAAGAGATAGACGAAGGTGTACTTGCGTTATCAAGCGCTATTAAAGAATTAAATCAAAGTAAAAAAAAACTATATGTAGTAAATCCAAAAAGATTTAATTTTTTAAAACACTTTGATAAAACTAAATCTATAAAATCAAAAATGAAAAATTATTTTTCTCAAGCTAGATTTAATTATTTTAATACAGATATTATAAAAACAGAAGACCTAGGTAATATTAATATCGTTACAGATAAAGTTGTTGGAAATGAACAACCTAAAAAGACAGGTGTGCTAAGTGATAAAATGATGAGTACATTAGCTATTGTTTATAAAGAGTTAGGATTTGATACTATAACAGCTGGACACGCAACAAATTCTGCTGATATACAATTCCCTGGTCTAACAAAATTAGCAAGACAATTAAATATTGATAATCCAGCAGAAGAAATAGAAGTTAAAGCAGCAGTTTTAAAAGATGATAACGCAATGTTTTATGGTGCTGCTGATATGAAAAAACATATCAAAACTTACTTACTTGCTATGTTTAATAAAGATCACTCAAAGGCATTTATGTTTTTAACAGATATAAATGGACCGTTAGTTGTTAAAACAGGTACAAAAGATAAGACTACAATGGATTTTAAAACCATACTACAATATCACAAAGATGATATTAGACCAATTTATGGTTCTTTAGATAATAATAATGAAATTATTATGGAAGATATTAGAAGGGAGGTAAAATAAATTGAGTATTAAAATAGATGTTAGAAACGGTAATTTAGAACAAGCTATGAGAGTTCTAAAAAAGAAAGTTTTAAAAGAAGGAATTTTTAGA